AAATTAAATACACTTGTTAGTTCTTGTCTAATTATTTCTGGTTTAAATTGTTGCCATAACTTTAATGTTAACTCTGCGTCTTGTTCTGCGTATTCACCCACATGCATAGCCGGTAATTTATACATTTCAGATTTCTCATCAACACCCCACGCTCGCGCCGCTTCTACTAAACCAGCCTCAGACTTCGTTTCCTGTAAATATTCTCGTGCTAAAATGTTTAATGTGTAAGCAACTCTTGTTTCATTTATAAGAATAGATGCTGTCAACGTATCGATTATACGTCCGTTTATTTTCATACCCCAGCGTCTTAACCAACCTACGTCATAACTTGCATTGTGAAATATTTTATCACAAGGCAGGTCTAATATCTTTTGAAACTGTTTTTTAAATAATCTTTCGTCAAAGTTACCACCACCGTTTTCATGTCTCAATGGAAAATAACCTTTCCAACCTTCGACAGCTATGGCCACGCCCAAGACATGTCCTTCTCCTCGTACCCAACCCGGTCCTAGTTCTTTAAGACTTGGATCGTATGTCTCTAAATCAATAGCAATCTCTTTTGCTTCTGATAAATTTGGAACCACTTCTGGTGGAACCCACTCAGTGCGTGGTTCAAAAAGTGGTATCTGTATTGGACTCATCTTCTCTTTCGTGTATCTCTCCAGCTATGGCGGCGTACCCAGCCATATCTACGTAACAATCTTTTGTTTTTCTGTTTTTAAGACGCGCTACCTTTACAAGTAACATACATATGGCCACATCATGTGGTGCTATTTGTGTATCTAAATAAGCACTCCATAACTCAGCTATGTTCCGATGATTAACAACTTTGTCACCGTAGTCCTCTTGCCGTTGACCTGTAACAATGTTTATTGTTTCTTCTAATATTTCTTTAGTCTTTTGCATTCTTATCTCTCATGTAAATTAAATCTTGTTGTAGTAACTGTAGATCAAGTAAAAGTATTTTTAGTTCTTGGTCAACCTTTTCACGGTTAAGCTTTGGAAGTTGTGCCCTAGTTTTCTTTACTTGTTTCAACGTAACGTCTAACTGCTTGAGCGCAGTGTGTATGTCAAACGGCATTAAAACACCTCCGAAAATTCTTTACTTGTTTGCGCGCGAACTAAATGTAATTTGTTTCTAGCTCGTGTCATTCCTACATAAAATACTCTTCTTTCTTCGTCCTTATCATTCCAGTATTTCATATCAGCCTTTCTTGGTAAATCCGTAAATAACATAACATTGTCTGCTTCGCCACCTTTTGATCCATGTATCGTTGATAATTCAATGCGAGGTTCTGCTTTAATATTTTCACCGCGACGTAACAGTTCTCTAATTATTTCTACATTAGTAGATGATATGTTAACTAATGATTTGAACCATGGTTGGTCTTTGCCTATTTTTAGTCCGTGATCCTTGCTTAGTTTTTCATGTGAATACATTGCATCTTTGCTTGCACCTTTCATGCTCTTGTGTTCTTTATCAACACCCTCACCTGTTTGAATATACGTATAACAACTCTTGACGGTGGCATAATCAACTGATCTACCTTGACAAAGAGCTTGCCAACCTAGAATAGCACGTCTCACACGTTCACTTATTGATGGTTCTTTCTTACCATCTTTGTTTGTTTTTAAATAATACAAACCTTTTTTCTTCATATCCTCTTCTATTTTTGTTAACCGGTGTCCGTGTCTCGCGAGCACAAGCCAATTACCTTGTCTTAAATTATCTAGTTGCTCACTAGGAAATACTTTTACTTCACCTAAATCATCTCTTGACGTCCACTCTTTCTCAACTCTACCCTTAACTCTTCGTATTAGTTTATCAGCTCTAGCGTGAATAAGTTTCGATAAACGGTATGATTTATTTAAAATAGTTCTATCACCCTCCATGTTCATTAGAAACTCTGGTCTTGCACCAGCCCACAAAAAAATGGCTTGATCATCATCACCAGCAACATAAACTCTCTTTGCTTTAGCTGTAATTCTTTCTACCATTTTCCATTGTAACCAACTTAAATCTTGTGCTTCATCTACTATTACCACGTCGAAGTTAGGCATTCTATCATAATGCATTCTATTAAAATCTACGATCATGTCGGTCATGTCGTATTTATTTCTTGCATTTTTATATTTGACTAAAGCCTCATCAATATATTTTAATTTAATTAAACCACCATCTAAATGCCCTATCTCTGGGTAACCAAAGTAAGATTCTGCTGTTAAGCCTCTTATCTTTGCACCATCTATGACTTGAATAAAAACATCAGATGGAAAACCAACACCGTATTGTTTTACTTTATTATTAGGATTACTTAATTTTATCTGTATTTTATTAGAAACATAATTATAATCCTCATCGTTCATTATATTTTCTTCTTTTAAATTCAACTGTCTGTAGGCTAAACTGTGTAGTGTTCTAAAATTAGTAAACTCTTTTTTACTATAATTCATTTGTGATATAGCACGAGACAGTGCTTCATCTGCCGCTTGGTTTGTAAACGCAAGGTAAGCTATTTTTTGTGGGGGCACTTGATACTTTTTTAATTCTGTTTCTACGATGCGCAGTAAATGCGTTGTCTTACCTGTTCCCGGTGGTCCAAATATAATATTTCTCAAAACGGTGTCTCCTCTCCCATGTCTGGTACTTTTAAATCATCTTGATTTTTTCTTTGCCAAGGCACATACAAAACAAAAGTAGGTTTGCCTTTTATTCTGCGCCTTGTGTCACCACCTTTTAACTTCCCTCTAAGATGAGCTAATATTTCCGTTGGTGTAATATTTTTTAAATCATGTTTCTTTAAAAACTTTTGTAATTCCTCTGACTTAAAATACGCTGTCATTCTATTTACTTCTACTTCTTTTTCTCTACCAGATTCGTCTTTTACTTTTTCAAAATATTCTCTTTCTTCAAACAACGCTTTACCTATTTCTATTTCATCAATGTGATCTGCTTCTCCTTGATCCTCCAAAAATCTTTCTAGTAAACTTTCAAACCTACCAGCCTTTGTTACTTCATGTGGCATGACAAATACCTGTGCAGTTTTTAACAACATTCTTATTCTGTTATCCCAATCGTTTTGTCTTAATTTTACAGGATACTCAGTAGCTTGGTTTACACACTCTTTATGAAACTTTGATTGCTCTACTAATTGTTCAGTTGTAAGTTTAATTATTTTACCATTTATATTTATTTCCCAAGTAGACTCATCACTTTCATACTTTGTTAAATCACTAATTAAATCCAAAGCATCATCGCCTATGCCATGTAATCTAGTTCTACACGTTAAAGGTGAACATACATTACACATTGGTTGGTCTTTACACTTGTATTTATAATCTTTTTTCTCATGTTGTCTTACTGTCTTTTGCACTTGCTGTGAGCTGACAGGTGGGTCCATGTATTTATAATTGAAACTATCTATCTTTTCTTGCCAATTATCTGGCCACTTCTTTTTCGCATACACTGCATATTGATATAATGTGTTATCTCTACTACCTTGCGGTATACCTTGTGACATCAACGTTGCTAAACACGGTGGTCCGTCGTCCATCTCTTTTACATCGTGCTTTCTTTTTATTACTAAATTTTCTAAATCTTTTTTTGTCGTACAATATTTATCATATAAATTAAAAAACCCATTAAGGTCAACACTAGCCCCGTCATCATTAAAACAATAACGTAAGCTATCGTTACCACTATGATAGGGAAGATTAAGAAAGTTTCCAGTGTCCCCTCTCTCTGGTTTGATTTCAATTTGTTTTGGAAATATTTCACAGTTTGCATAACCAAGTTCTCCTGCCCACTCCATTAATTTATCACGCATATATACAGCTTCAATCGGTTCTTTTGTAAATAAAAATACATGCGCGCCACCGCTTTTTGATCTGCATGTAACAAGTGGTAATCCTAAATTTCTAATTTTTGCTATAAGGTTTTTATGTTCTAAGGGATAACGATCTACATCGATACAACCCCACGTGCATGTAGAATCATCACGTATAGGTATGATACCAAGACTAGGATCTTTTCCAGCTAAATGATCTTCCCATAATTTATCAACAACAGGTTTTTTAATTATGTAAGCTGTTCCTCCGGCTTTTCCGTCCTTAGATTCACCGTTGCTTTTATATTGTCCATAAGCACGATCCATACCATAAAATATGCTCTTAAATTTTTCTACACTCTTTTCCATTCATATCCAAAGTAAAAGGGGCGGATAAAACCGCCCCGTGTTTAATTAGAACGGTACG